AAAACTTTTTTTGACACCCAACAGATTTCATAACTTTTTGAGCGAAAAAACGTTCAGCAGCTAACTTGTTTCTCTGTTGGGCCAGGCCCTTGCGGCAGTAAGGCCCCAGGCTCTGAGCCGGATACATGACCTGTCTACTATGTATACCCAACAGACGGGCGCCGAAATAGTGTCTTACGCCGGCCACGGCGGAAGCACTTTTTCGGCGCCACACGGCTGCAGACTGACCATGCACAAAACACCCAGACAGTTTTGCGCTGCCGGATCACTACCTGAATCTGTCACCCCATTGCCGGGGCAGTTGGCCGATGCAAAATCACTACCGATTCCTGTGCCCCCGCCGAAACACTTTTTGGTAGTCTGCTCCGACTCAAAAAGACCCTGCTTTAGGAAGCCGCCGGATCCATACCGGAATATGTGGCCCCTGTGCATGGTTTTCAGACGCCCTCAAATTGATACCATTTTTCAGGCGCGGTTTTTATGAGATTCTGGTATCCCTTTTTCCCATCATTTTTGCCATGGAGGTATGTATGAGCACGCTAAAGGAGATGGCCCACGAATACAAGGTCGCCGCCGCCAAGCTGGCTATGGCCATTGAGCGGCATAAGAAAGAGGGCAATCTGACGCCGGATGAATTGAATTCGCTTCGGGCGGCATTAAGGGATACCCGTGCCACAGCACATCTTCTGTCCGGCTATTACGATACACCTCGCCAGGATGACGGCCTTACGCTGCTGGGCATGACCGCAAGGAGGACGCGCGATGACCATTGATGAACTGAAAGCCAGGAAGCGGGAACTGATGGCCCGGAAGAAGTACGAGCTGGAGCTGCAGGACCGCGGCGAGGGTGACAACTTCGCCTTGTTCATGGTGAATGAGGAGCTGCTTGACGTCAACGCCCAACTGCGTGCCATAGTTCCGACCGGGAAGAGAGTGCACTTCGGTCGCAAAGGACGTGCTTCGTCCAGCCTGGACGCTTATGCGCAAAACTCCGGTGACCGGCAGCAATTCATCAAATGGGCCAGGGCCGATGTGGATGACGCTGCTGAAGAGGCCAGAGCCGAACTCAGGAAGATGCTGCACGGTGGGATGAAGTCCGTCACCGGCCGTCAGCGGGAGATCCTTCTTCTGTACGCCGATGGGCTTACGGAGACAGCCATCGGTACTAAGCTGGGCGTACATAAATCCACCGTCTGCCGGACGTTGAAACGGGCGAAGAAGAATGTTGCCAGCGTCGTTGAAACCCAGCAGAAAGTTGAAGCGCTGCGGGATGGGAACCGACTGGACATGACAGATCCGGGTGTTGTCAAGCTGCTAATGGGCGCGCTGACCACACACCAGGCCACATGTTTTTACCTGTACTATGCGGAATGGCTGACAATCCGTCAGATTGGGGGCCTGCTGAACGTAGATCACTCTACCATCTGCAGGACAATTAAGCGGGCCGTCGCACGGCTCAATGATGTTCTGGGCGGGGTCGTAGATATCCTCGACAACATCGAGGGCATGGACGACGTGCTGTTCGTCATCTATTGCGGTTTAAGCGAAAAAGACGATGAGCTGCCGCCTGCGGTCCGCGACATTCTGCCGAGGAAATCACTCGGAGGACACCCTTGCCAGAGCAGCAAGGAGAGGGGCCAGTCCGTAGTGCCGGAGTTCCAGATCCGGGGGAATCCTGGTACACGGCGCGGATCGGTAGAGCTGGATCAGCACGGCTATCTGTATCAGGAGCTGTATGAGCGGTACCGAAACGTCTCAGAACAGCGCGCCGGTGAATGGTCGCATCCTATTGCACGGTGGCTGGTGAAGGTGTTCCAGACTTTGTCGTGGCCGTTCAAATACTGGGGCCGAGGAGTGAAATAGCTGTGGTGCAGGAAAACGGCTTTCCCAGAAGGCTGCAGATGCTACGAGAAAAGCGGCGTCTGAGCCGGCGCACGTTGGCCGAGCTGTGCGGCCTGAGCGGAAATATGATTGGCATGTATGAGCGTGGGGAAAAGGCTCCATCTGTTGATGCTTTGGTTCGTCTGGCTGATTATTTCGGGGTGTCAACCGACTATCTTCTCGGCAGAAAAAATTTTTCAAGTGAACACCCACGGTGTGACTGAGGCTCAAAAACTGTGTTATGGTTTTATTGGGCCGATGTATGAGATCCATAGGATGCCTCCTTTCTAACCCGCCGACGCGCTGAGGCGGGCAGAGTATCAGCGCATCAGACATGAGGCCAGACCTTCGGGGGAAGGGTCTGGCCTTGATGCCTGTTAGGAGATGGTTAAATGCTGAAATCGTGTAAGTATTGCGGGCGAATCCATCCGAGAGGATACATCTGCCCTAAGAAGCCGAAGCAGGCGAAGCACCGCAACAGTAAGACGTCTGGATTCCGCAAGACGCATACCTGGCAGAAAAAGCGGGAACAGATCGTACGGCGTGACTTCCATCTTTGCAGGGTTTGCAACGAGGGAAGCTACGGCGTCTTCGGAGTGCCAGGGCTGGATCAGGAGCTGTCGGTGCATCACATTGAACCGCTGGAGGAGAGATTCGACCTGCGGCTTGATGATGGGAACCTTCTGACCTGCTGCAGCAGACATCATCGCATGGCTGATGACGGGGACATCCCGAGAGATTACCTCCACGAGCTTGCGGAGGCATCCCCCCGGTGGGATTGAGATCTCTCGGTGGATCCGTGTCAAGACCAACAGCGGCCCCCTGAACAGGATGAAGTTTAGAAATGGGAAATTGCCCGCGAGACGAGAGGAGGGTGGAAGGTGGCAAGACCGAGTAAGTCGGTTCGCGTGAAGACTGGCGCGATCGCCAGCGATGTCGAAGCAGTCCGTCAGGACGTGGAGGACAAGCTGCGAGGCGAGAACGTTCCACCCGAGCCGCCGGCAGATCTGACGTATGGACAGCGCGAGATTTTTCAATTTATCGTGAGCGGTCTGGTGGCAAGCGACATCCTCGGCCAGCTTGACGTCTTCGTTCTGGAGAGCACGGCCGTGGCCATTGACCGCCTGCGCTATATCAACGGCCTGATCGACGCTGATCCGGGACTCGTGATGCACACCGGCTTGCAGAATGCCCGTGCGAAATATCAGAGCGACCTATGGCGAGGCTGTAATGAACTGTGCCTCTCGCCCCAGGCCAGGGCCAAGATCGGCTCTCTGGCCGCGCAGAAACAGAAGAAGGAAAAGGACCCGCTGCTGGCGGCCCTGAGCGACGATGATTGACCAGAGCCGCGCCTATCAGTATGCCAAGTGGTGTACGCAGCGCGGAAACCGAAAGGTCGGCAAATATGTGAAGCTCCAGGCGAAGAAGTGGCTGAGGATCGCCGATGGCAGGCACAAGGATGCATATGTCAGCGAAAAGGCATACCGGAAGATCTGCAAGCTGCTGAAGCTGATGATCCACCCAGACCTGCACTGCTCCATGTACGATGGGCTGGAGGATTACGCTTGGTTCCTCATTGCAGCCGTGTTCTGCACCCGCCGCCGGGAGGATGATCGGCGCTTCTATCAGACCGCCATTCTCGAGATTGCCCGTAAGAACTTCAAGACTTTCAACTCCGCAATCATCTTCATTCTGGGGATGTTGACGGAACCTCGCTTCTCCCGTTTCTTCTCCGTGGCGCCGGACTTCAAGTTGTCCTCGGAGCTGCGGTTGGCTGTGCGGAAGATTATTAAGGTCTCGCCGGCACTGACAAAGTATTTCAAGATCAACAGGGATATGATTACCTGCCTAATCAACGAGATAGAATATACGCCTTTGGCGTACTCCAATGACGGCATGGACGGCCGTCTGGCAAATATCTTCCTGGCTGATGAGGCCGGTGCGCTGGATAGCTACCCTGTGGAAGCCATGCGCTCCTCCCAGATCACGCTGGTCAATAAGCTGGGCATCATCATTTCTACCCAGTACCCCAACGACAACAACGTGATGATCGACGAGGTCGACATTGCGAAAAAGGTCCTGGATGGAGTGCTGGAGAAGGAAAATGTCTTCGCATTGCTCTACGAGCCGGACGATGCGCTCCGGAAGCGGTGGGAGACGGATGATCTGGTGATCTACCAGGCCAATCCCGTGGCCGTGAACAACAAAGAGGTCTTTGACTCCATCAAGGATCTCCGAACCATGGCCATTCTCTATGAGAACAAGCGGGAGAACTTCCTCTGCAAGCACTGCAACATCATGTATAAGGGCCTGGGCGTCGAGGGCTATATCGACGTGCAGAAGGTCAGGCGGTGCAGGGTGGCAGAGGATCTGGACTTCTGGCGCGGCCGCCGGGTGTGGGTGGGGCTCGACCTCTCCCAGTCAGACGATAACACGTCCGTGGCTATGGTGACGGAAGCGGACGGCATGATCCACGCCAAGGTGTGGGGCATCCTGCCGAAGGATCGCGTCGAGATCAAAACCAAGAAGGAAAATGTGGACTACCGGAAGCTGATCGCCGCCGGCAGCTGCTTTGCTGAGGGCGAGGAGGTCATCGACTACGGCTTTGTGGAACGCTGGATCCTCGGCCTTGAGGAGAAATACGGCGTCGAGGTCATGCAGGTGGGCTATGACCGCTACAATGCCATCTCCACCGTGCAGAAGCTGGAGGCGAACAGCATGGAATGCGTAGAGGTCAAGCAGCACTCCTCTGTGCTGCACCCACCCACCAAGCTGCTCCGTGAGGCAATCCTGAAGAAGGAATTTGCCTACGACGAGAACCGGCTGCTGGAAATCAACTTCCAGAATGCGCGGTGCACGGAGGACACGAACCTGAATAAATACGTGAACAAGAAGAGGTCTGCCGGCAAGGTGGATATGGTCGTTTCCACCATCATTGCCGTATATCTGATGCAGCAGGCCATGCTGGACAACAGCGAGCTGGACTGGGGCATCCAGGTAATTTGAGGCGAGGTGAGAACGATCGGACTCTTAGATTGGTTTAGAACAGAACACCGCTCACAGGAGCAGACGCTGGACGGTTCCCAGCTGGACACAGCTCTCCGTGCGGCGCTGGGCGGCAGCGCGGTGACGGTGCGGTCCGTTTTGAATATCCCTGCTGTAAGCGGCAGCGTCGGCTTTATCGCCGGCACGGTGGCCTCCCTGCCCATCAGGCTTTACCGGAATAAGAATGGGCAGTCCGAGGAGGTCACAGACGATTACCGTCTGCGGCTCCTGAATGAGGAAACCGGCGATCTGCTGGACGCCTTCCAATGGAAATGCACCCTCGTGCGAGACTATCTGCTCCCCGGCAACGGCTACACCTATGTGGACTGGGTCAGCAACCGCATTGACGGCCTGTATTATGTGGATCCGATGCAGGTCAGCGCAGAGATCGGCGCCGACCCCATCTTCAAGACAGCACGTTTTTTCATCGGCGGCCGCAGCTATCGTGACTATGAGATCATGCGCATACTGCGGAACACCCGGGACGGCGTCACCGGCTCTGGCCTCGTGGCAGAGAGCCCAATCCAGCTGGAAACCATGCTGAACGCACTCAAGTATGAGAACCGCATGGTAAAGACCGGCGCAAAGAAGGGCTTCCTGAAGGTCGAAAAGGACAAGAAAGTCTCGCAGACGGTGCTGGATCAGCTCCGGAATAGCTGGCGGAAGATGTACGGGCCTGATTCGGAGGAAACCACGGTCATCCTGAATGACGGTGTGGACTTCAAGGATGCTGGCCAAACCGCCGTTGAGACCCAGCTCAACGAGAACAAGCAGACCAACGCCCACGAGATCTACCGTATTTTCAACATCGCTCCGACGATCCTGGAAGGGGATGCGACGGCAGAAGATCTGAAGAACACGGTACGGTTCGCCATTGCGCCGGTGGTGAAGGCGCTGCAGCTGGCCATCAACCGCTTCTGCCTGCTGGAGGCTGAGAAGGGCGTTCTGGCCTTCGAGATCGACATGGATGCGCTGGACGGCACGGATATGCTCGCCCGGTATCAGGCCTACGAAGTGGCCATCCGGAACGGCTGGATGCAGCTGGATGAGGTCCGCTATGACGAGGGTCGCAACCCGCTGGGCCTGAAATTTATTCGCCTTGGTCTGGATACGGTCATTTACGATCCGGAATCCAGAATGATCTATACGCCCAACACCAAGGAATGGGCATCAATCGACCAGAAAGGAGGAGGTGAGCCGATTGCAGGTAGAGATCCGAGCGGATAAGAAAAGCATGACTGTTGGCGGCTATGTCAATGTGGTGGGCCGCGATTCCCGTGTGCTGCACGATAAAACGGGGCCGTATGTTGAACAGATCATGCCCGGGGCATTCAAGAAAGCTCTGGCCGCAGACAGCAAGGTAGAACTGCGCTTCAACCACAAGAAGATCCTCGACAGCGAAGACTTGGAGCTCCGGGAGGATAACATCGGGCTGAGGGCCCACGCTGTCGTAACTGACAGCGAGGTCATTGCCGCCGCCGAGCAGAAAGAACTGCGAGGCTGGTCTTTCGGTTTTGTGAAGCAGAAGGATCATTGGAAAACCGA